GAAGGCAGCAGGTCTAGTAAGCAAGGGTTCTAAGGCTGTTGTGGAGGCAAGTGAAACTGCAGGTCAGATTTCTGAATCTGAAGTTTCTAAGATGTCTGCTAAAGAGTTTGAAGAACGTCAAGATGAAATTACCAAAGCTATGAGAACTGGTAAATTTATCTATGATATGTCTGGTAATGCACGATAGGTGTTGACATCTATCTTTACCGGAGTATAACTATTGGCAGGAACAAGAGCCTCCCTTAGGGGACTACCTCTCTTGCCAAACAACCACTAAAACTATAACATTCAACCAAGAACCACCTGAGTAAGTATAGGCCCGTTAGTTGATGGTTGGCCAACCTGAAGCCAAACGCACCCTAGAAAATATCTCAGCCTCTTCGTCTTGTTTAGTTTCTCTGAGTTGAGGTGTTTGCCTTACACTCGCATTCACTTCTTTATCATAAGCCAAACATTCTAGGAGAATTACAATGGCATTCGCATCAGCATCAGGTTATACTAACCTGCCCAACGGAAACTTTAGTTCCGTTATCTACTCGAAAAAAGTACAACTTGCATTTAGAAAATCTACAGTATGTGGAGACATCACTAACTCTGATTATTTTGGAGAGATTGCAAGTCAAGGAGACACGGTTCGCATTATTAAAGAACCTGAGGTCTCCGTATCGGCCTATACACGTGGTGCCACAATTGCAGCACAAGACTTAGCCGATGCAGACTTTTCGCTTGTAGTAGACAAAAGCAACTACTTTGCGTTCAAAATGGACGACATCGAAGAGGCTCACAGCCACGTCAATTTCATGGATCTTGCAACCAACCGTGCGGCTTACCGCTTGGCTGATCAGTACGACCAAGAAGTTTTGGGTTACTTGTCTGGTTACAAACAGTCTGCACTGCATGCAAATGCAGATGCGGTAAACAACGTAGTGAATGGTACTAAAGCTAATGCAGCTGCTGGTACTGACGAACTTTTAGCAGCTAACAAGCTGAAAAAAGGTGACTTCGGCAACATCACTACAGCATCTGCTGGAGATCACTCGATCCCTATCGCAGCTCGTTTGCCCGGTGCAACTGCACTCCCAACCGCTTACGTTTCTCCAGCCATGCTGGTAGCACGTATGGGTCGTTTGCTGGATCAACAGCAAGTTGACACACAAGGACGGTGGATTGTAGTAGATCCAGTATTTATGGAAATCCTGAGAGACGAAGATTCTCGCCTATTTAATAATGATTTCGGTGAATCTGGTGGCCTTCGCAATGGTCTGGTCTTGAACAACTTCCACGGTTTCCGTGTATACAGCTCAAGCAACCTGCCATCTGTAGGTACAGGTGCAGCTACTACAGGTACAGCAAACCAGAACGCTAACTACGGTGCTATCGTAGCTGGTCATGATTCTGCTGTAGCAACTGCAGAGCAAATCAACAAAACAGAAACATACCGTGACCCAGATTCATTCGCTGACATCTGCCGTGGTATGCATCTATACGGTCGCAAAATCTTGCGTCCAGAAGCGTTGATCACAGCTAAGTACAACTTGGCCTAAATACAAACTGGAGGGCTGGCTTTGGCTGGCCCTCTGGTCTTTTTTAATAGTAGGATAACTCTATGGCTACTTATGTTTCCCTAGTGAATGAACTTTTAAGGCGTCTAAATGAAGTCACCCTTGATACTGCGGGTGATGGTTTTGATACTGCACGTAATGTTCAAGCACTGGCAAAGGATGCAATCAACAGTAGTATTAGACTTATTCTACAGGATGGTCAAGAGTGGCCCTTCCTTAAGAACACATACACCCAAACCTTGGCAGCAGGTACACGTCAGTATGACTTCCCTGCAGATTACTCCAGTGCTGACTGGGACACTTTTTACATTAAACAACTTACATCTAAAAACAATAGCCCTCAAAGACTAAATGTTATTTCCTATGAGAACTATATACAAAACTTTAGGTCTGGGGATGACACAGGTGATACGGTTAACGGAGAGTCTGCGCCCAATACCGTGTATCAAACTTATGAAGAAAAGTTTGGTGTTACTCCTGTACCCAATGCAGCCTATGAAATAGAGTATGTATACTGGTCTTACCCTGCAGACTTAACTGTGTACAGTGACATTGCCATTATTCCAGACCGCTTCAAGCATGTTCTTATTGATGGTGCCATGATGTTTATGATGCGTTTCCGTAGTAACGAGCAAAGTGCTGCAATGCACCAAAACAATTTCGAGAGTGGTGTTAAATCTATGCGCAGAGTTTTGTTAGATGACACCTTGTCTATCAGATCAACTGTTATAAAAAAGGGAACTATTAGTTCTTTTAATGGTGGTATCTAAAGATGGCTGATAATCTAGCCTCCTTTAAAGTCTTCTGCCAAGGTGGACTAAACACCAGTCGTGATGTGTTATCGCAGGGTGAAACTACACCCGGTTCAGCTATTTCGTTAATTAACTATGAACCTGCTGTTACAGGCGGTTACAGGCGTATTAGTGGCTTTAGTAATGACTATGGTACAGTCGCAGGTACTGGTAGTATTCTAGGTGTTTGTGTTGCTAATGGCGTAAACGATGGTATCTTAGCCTGTCGTAAACCCTCCAGTGGTAATGATTACCTACACTATTGGGACAACTCTACATCAGCTTGGGTAGCAGTGACTACATCGGGTACGCCCACAATGACAGGTGTATCTAAGGTTCGCTTTAAGCGTTTTAACTGGGGCAGTTCTAAAGTAGTACTGACGGATGGTATTAATCCAGCTGCTACTTATGATGGTACAACTTACACACAAGTTACACATGCTGATGCGCCTAGTGCTCCTAAGTACGCTTCTATCTTTCAAAACCATTTGTTCTTATCAGGGGATACCTCTGAGAATACTAATTTGTACTTTAGTGCGCCTTACTCTGAAACTAATTTTGCCGCTGCTGATGGTGCAGGTGTTATTAATGTAGGTTACCCTGTAGTAGCCACTAAAGCATTTCGTGATGCTTTGTATATTTTTGGTATAAATAACATCAAGAAGCTTACAGGTAATAACATTGCTAACTTTGTTCTTGAGAATGTTACAGACGATCTTGGATGCTTGGCTACAGATAGTATTATTGAAATAGGCGGTGATGTATTCTTCTTGTCGCAAGACGGTTATCGTCCTATATCAGGCACTAACAAAATTGGTGATGTGAATTTAGAATCTATCTCTCGTAACATTCAGTCTATCTTTACAGAGGTAGTATTAGAAGAAGACTTAGATGCTCTGTCATCTGTTGTTATTCGTGAGAAGTCTCAGTTTAGAGTGTTTTTCTCAGTTGGTGGCTCTACAGGTTTAATAGGTGGTATACGTTCAACACCGCAAGGAAATGCGTTTGAGTTCGGACAGATTCTAGGTATTGAAGCTACTTGTGCAGATAGTGGTTACATAGGGCAGTTCGAGTTTGTAATACACGGTAGCAGTACAGGTAAAGTACACAGACAAGAACAAGGTTCTAACTTTGATAATACTGAGATCTTTAGTTTATATCAGACTCCGTTCATACACATGCAAGACCCTGAGCAACGTAAAGTAATACACATGATAGCTACGTACTTACGTTCAGAGGGAGATAATGAAATAGCTATGTCTGTTTTGTATGACTATGAAGCGTTTGAAACACTAAGTCCAACAAACTTTTCATTAGTAACTGAAGGTGCAGCAGCATACTATAACGAAGCTTTGTATGATAGTACAGCTATTTTCGACGGTAACCCAGCACCTGTAGTAAGGACTAACGTATCTGGCTCTGGGAAGTCAGTATCTTTAAAATATGTAACTAATGATACGAATGCATCACACAGTATCCAAGGTCTTGTTGTGACATTTGGAGTAGGAGACAGGTTATAAAATGGCAGGTTATAGCAGACAATCAGCAGCTGACATTATCGCTAGTGCAATAATTAGGGCGGCACCAGTAAATGCAGAGTATAACGCCATACGTGATGCGTTTGCTTTTGCTACAGGTCACAAGCATGATGGCAGTTCTACAGAGGGTGCATACATACCTCTTATTGCTGACACAGATGAAAAAAATAAAGTAGTTGTAGATACAACGAACAACCGTATTTCCGTATACAGTGAAGTAGGTGGTGCTGCAGTAGAACAGCTACGCATACAAGACGGTGCTATTGTACCTGTAACTGATGATGACATTGATCTTGGTGCTTCTGGTGCTGAGTTTAAAGACCTGTACATTGATGGTATTGGTTACATTGACACACTAGCAGTACATGAGAATGCTACAATAGCTGGTACACTAAACGTAACTGGTGTTATTACTGCACCGGGAGGGCTTGTTGCAGATATTACTGGTGACATTACAGGTGATGTAACAGGTAATGTTACTGGTGACTTGACTGGTGATGTTACATCTACTGGTACTTCTACCTTCTCTGATCTTGATGCAGTTGACCTTTCTGCCACAGGTACAACAGTCATTACATCTGGTGACATTAACTCTGGTACTATTGATAACTCAGTCATTGGTGCAGCTACACCTGCCGCTGGTACATTCACTACTATTGACGCTAACACAAGCCTAACTGCAGCTACTGCAGATATTAACGGTGGTACTATTGATGGTGCCACTATTGGTGCTACTAGCCACACTACTGGTAAGTTTACTACACTGCAGTCCACAGGACAAGCTACACTTAATACTGTAGACATCAACGGTGGTAACATTGACGGTACTGTAATTGGTGCTGTAGGTACTGCCGCTGGTAGCTTCACTACACTGTCTACTTCTGGTCAAGCTACACTAGCTACAGTGAATATTGATGGCGGTGCTATTGACGGAACCACTATTGGTGCAAGCTCTGCAGCTACTGGTGCCTTCACTACAGTATCAGCCTCTGGTGGTGTTACAGGTGATGTAACAGGCAACCTGACAGGTAATGTAACGGGTAACGTAACTGGCGACATCACAGGGGACGTTACGGGTGATCTGACAGGTAACGTAACATCTACTGGTTCTTCTAGCTTCAACAACGTGACCATTGATGGCACACTGAACATGAATGCTGGCACAACTGCTACCATAACTAACCTTACCTCACCTACCAATACAAATGATGCAGCTACTAAGGGCTATGTAGACACACAAGTATCTAACCTTGTAGACTCAGCACCGGGTACACTTGATACTCTTAACGAACTTGCTGCAGCTTTGGGTGATGACCCTGACTTTGCTACTACAGTAACTAACAGCATTGCCACTAAGCTACCTCTTGCTGGTGGTACAATGACTGGTGCAGATC